GGCACCGGCCGCTTGATCTTGGCCGTGAGCCAGGCATTGGCCATGGCAACGGCGAGAACCGCATCACCGTCGCCTGCCCAGCCCTGCCCGAGCGCCTGGTCGACGTCAGCGACAGTGATGAAGTCGGTCATGCCTTATTCCTTCGACGGGATGAGGGCCTGAAGATCGGGCTTGTTGAGTGCCGGGTCGAAAGAGATGCCCTGGGCCGTCAGCCACTCCTTGAGCTCCGGCACTTTCATCTTGTGCGGGTCGGTCTCATCGTCGCTGCCGCCCTCGTCCTCGATCGCCTTGTCGATCTCCGCTTGGCTGCTGACCGAGGCATAGCCGTTCGGCGGGTAGGCCGACGCCTTGTAGCCCTGCTCCAGCCACTGGGCGATGGTCGGGCCGTCCAAGCGCAGACCTTCCTCGATCTCGCTCACGCTGATGCCCTGGCGCTGGTACGCCTCGCCGATGTGCGGGGCATCCCCCTGCACGGACACCGAGGTAGCGCCGTCGATCACGCCGAAGAATTGGTCCAGGCGGCGATAGCAGGTGCCGCGCTCGCTGCCCGGGGTGTTGGTGTAGATGACTTTCATGCTGATCTCCTGCGCAGGGCGCCAGGCCGGCGCCCCGCATCATGGGGTCAAGGGGTGGCGGTGCCGCTGATGACCGCGGCGAACGGAACCTGCTTGCGGTCGAAGACGCGTTTCCAGTTGGCCGCCGAGGCGTACTGGGTGGCGCTCGGGCTCAGGTTGCGGTTCTCACTGCCCTGCCAGCTGAAGCCGGCCGGCTGGAGGATGTAGGTCTTGCGCTCCCACAGGACCTCTGCGCCGCCACCGTTGCCGCCATCGGGCTTGCGCTGCATCTCGACCGGCATGTGCGGGCTGCCCTCGCCATAGCCGAAGGCCCCCTGGCCGAAGAACAGCGACAGGTACTGGCCCGGCGCGTAGATCAGGGCGTCATCCATGAACACCGGCTTGCCCAGGTAGGTCGCCAGGATGATCTTGCCCTGCGAGTCGCGCAGGTACTCGATCATGTCCTGCTTCACCATCTGGTTCATGACGACTGAGTGCACGCCGATGGCGGCGAACATGTCCGCGGCGTCGCCAGCGGTGAAGGCGGCGTCCTGGAACGCATTGGCGCTGATCGAGGCGCCCGCATCCTTGACCATGTCGCCGCCGTTCTGGGCGATGTTGGCCGCGATGATGCCGCGACCGGCGCCCATCAGGTAGCGCTGCCACTGGCGGGTCCAGTAGGTGCCGAAGCGGTTGCGGATGTGCTGCATCGGCTCGGAGTTGGCCAGCTCAGCAGTCAGGTCGGAGACGCCGTACCCTTTGTTGAGGTAGAGGGTCCGGGCGCGCATGCTGCCCTGTTCGGCCTTGCCGACGGCGCCCAGGTCGTCGGCGTCATCGTTGGAGATGTTCGGCGCCTCGTCGGCGTCGAGATCTTGCCAGTAGCTGATCTCGGAGGTGCCCTGGCCGTTCTTGGCAATGTCGTCCAGGGTGGCCGAGCGGGTGATGATGCCCGACTCGTAAACGGCGGTCTTCTCTGGAGAGTTCACCGGCTCCAGGGTGCCGTAGTAGTCGGAAACGAAGATGTCCGACAGTTGGGTAGATGCCATGGGTTAGGTTCCTCGGGTGGCTTGGAGTTTTTTGTACGCGTCGGGGTTGTCACGGGCGATCGCAGCGCGCTCGGCCTCGGTGTACTCGCCCCATTTCTTCGTGGCCTTGCCACCGTTGTCGCCGGTCTGCCCGGCACCCTGAGCCCTTGGCCACAGGTGGGTAGCGGTTTCGCGCAGCGATTCCGCCCATTCGAGAGGAGACAGTGGGGTCTTGCCGTCCTTCCCGTACACGACTTCGCCGGCACGGTCGGTGGCGACAGGCTCGCCGTCCTCGCTCAGTTTGAAGGTGCCACGGGCGCGCAGGATGATGTCCTCGGCAGCCTCGGGCAGCGCGCCGGCCTTGATAGCGGCAGCGCGGATGGAGTCAGCCAGAACCTTGTCGCTGTACTTGGCAGCGAAGGCTTCGGCCTTGTCGGCGCGCTCGTTGGCGGCCTTGACCTGCTTGTCCAGGTCGGTGCGCAGGCGCTCGGTGCGGCGGCTGATGACTTCGTCGAGCTTGCCCTCGGCGATCAGCTTGGTCTCTTCGTCCTGGCCGGCCTTGGCCAGCAGGCCCTTGACCGCTTCGATGTCCAGGCCGTCAAACTGGCCCTTCAGCTTGTCCAGCTCGGCCTTGATGGCCTTGTTGGAGCCGATCAGCTCGGTGTTTTTGGTCTTGAGGCCCGAAACCTCGCCGTCCAGGAATTTCTGAACCTCGCCGCCCAGCGCTGCCTTGAGCGCGGCGGTCTGGCTTTCGTCGAGGGTGAGGCCGTGGGCGGCCGGGTCGAAGTCAAAAGGCATGTGGCGATCCCCTGGGGACTGATTGGCCCGCCTCGCGGGCATAAAAAAACCCGCCGAAGCGGGTTGTTTGATCACCTGGTCAACCAGGCATGAATCGGTAGGTGAACGGCGCCAATCGCTCCACCACGATTGGATCGCCTGGCTGTAGAGCAAACTTGTCAAGGAAGGCGGTTACCACATCCTTTTCTCTCCGACGGAAAAAGCGACTTCCCTCGATCTCGTCTTCGATTGTCGCTACATCACCGTAAATGACGAAGGCCTTTCTGTTAGCCGGCTGTGATTTGGTGGATCCACCGATGATGCACGGCTCGAACCAGTCGATGATGGAGGAGATCAGGATGTAATTCCGCTCAGCGTTGGTCCTAAGTTCAATCGTTCTTGATGCCATGTTTTCTCTCCGTCAAGGCGGAGATGTTATAGCTGGTGACAAGCAGTGAATCCACTTGTTTACAGACCTGCTCGGACAAACGCCAGCGGCTCTAACTCTTTGAGCTGGTCGAGCGTCAGCGACTTAAAGCTCTTGTCCAGCTGTAGAGCGGCGAAGCGCTCTGCTGTCAGCCCGCCATCGCGGAACAGCTTGCCGCGCACCGGCCCCAGCGCCGCGTCCTGGAAAGCCGCTGGCTGCGTTTTGAGCCATTGGTAGTAGCTGAGGCTGGCCGAAACCTGCCCGCCTCCGTCCGCGCCAACGGCGGCTCTTGTGGCACCCTGCCCGAACAGCGCCGACAACCTGGTGATCGGCGTGATGGTGGTCCGGCAGTGGATGTGGAATGGGGGGACAGGCCCCTTGCCCATCTCGAACTCGCGACCGTCGAGGCTCCGACACTGCACACTGGTCTTGCGGTCCAGGGTGGCGACAATCCGATAGCCAGGCACTACCTCGGCATTCGCCTTGAGCGTTTCCATGCGCGCGGTGGTGGCCACATGCTGGACTGCGGTCTGGACGACTGCCCGGGCGCTGCGGTTCGTGACCGCCAGCACACCGTCCGTGAAGTTCTGCGCCGCGGTACCGCGCACGGCCTGGGTGATCTCGGCGTTGGTCTGGCCCTGGACGACCCCCATCCGAATGGCGTTGGTTACCCTGTCCGCTTCGGTGCGCGTCCACCCGCTCAGGAAGGGCTTGAGCAGCTTTCCGCCATCCACCCCGGCCACCTGCAGCGGCTGCGTGTTGATCGCCGCCCGGATCAGGGAGTCAGTTGGCATGGCCGCGTCGATCAGCAGCGCCTTCGCCAGGCTGCGCCCCTCGAATGCAGCCTCGTACTGCGCGATATCCACCAGGTCGGACTGCATTCGGTCGCTGAAGGCCTTGTAGATCTCCAGCAGCTTGCCGCCAACCCGCCCCAGAAACTCCTCGAGTCGGCTCCGGCCGTAGGTGGTCAGTTCCTTGCGGGTGAGCTGGTCGCGAACGTGGGCGTCAGCGCGGCGCAGGTAGGTCTCGAACTTCTTGACCTCGCCGGCCTTCAGTCGCTCAAGCAGCACCGAGTGGCGGCTCACCTGCTCCAGCAGCTTCTCGTCCGCCGTTTGCTCCGGTTTCTTCGCCATCTTCTTTGTCCAGGTTCACGCCGCCCGCGCCGTGCTCGTCGCCGATCAATTCGGCTTCTACGTCGTAGGGGCGCTCGGGAAGCTTTCCGGTGGTGAGGTACTGCCAGTAAGTCTCGGCGCTGATGGTGCCGGCCATGACGCTCTTCTGCAGCTCGGCCAGCACCTGGGCGTTGACCTCTGGGATCACGAACTCAGGCTTGACCGTGAAGACGACCTCGTCCGGGTCGTAGCCTGTCCACTCCGCCGCATACCGCAGAGCCTGCTCGATGGCTGCGGCAGCGGTGATGACGATGCTGTGCAACGTGGCGTGCTGGTCGTTCTGGCGTGTCTTGCGGGCCTCGCCCGACTCGGTGCCTGACACGTCCATGACCTTGGCGCCTGCCTCAAGGGCTGCGTTCTTCTGGTCTTCCATCGCCGTGCGGACGGCTTCAATTCCGGCGCCCTGGAACTCCAGATAGCCGCATTGACCCTTCGGCCCGAGATCCCAGGCTGCAGATGGCCCGGTCACACTGAGCTCCACGCTCTCGTCCAGGCCGGATACCCACGGCTGCGGGTGGCTGGTTTGGTGCAGCGCCGTGAAGTAGTCGGCACTCAGCTGGTAGGACTTCAGCGCGGCCCGGGCCATGGTCAGCAGTGGGATCTCGTCCACGTCCGGCGAGTTGTCGGTTGAGCCGCAGTAGATGACCGGAATGTAGTCCAGGCCGCGCACCAGGTTGTTGCTGCCGTCGACGGTGCCCAGCGGCCGGTCGTCCTCGATCAGCTCGCCAGCCTCGTTGCGCACACCTGTGCGGCAAACCGCGCCGTCCATGTAGAACTCGCGGTAGACCGTCTCACATTCGTGGCTGTAGCGGTCCTGCTCCTTGCGCCTGAACTCGCGGAACACCGACAGCACCAGATCCTGCCGGCCGCCTTGGTCGGCGGTGTCCCAGTTGATGGCGTTGCGAACCGCATAGGTGGCGAAGTACGGCTGGCCCGTGTCATCGACGTTGACCACCAGTGGCACCCGGCCGTGGGAAATAGCCTGGCGCACGATCCGCAGGAACAGCTGGGTCAGGCCGAAGCCATCGGCCGTGGCGTTGTCCTCCAGCTCCTTCAGGCCCGCAGGCAGCTTCACCTCGGGTATCAGTCGCGAGACCAGGCCCATCATCGAGCGCAGCGAATCCCGCACCCAGTGTTCGTATTGGGCCCGGGCGGTGTAGTTCTGGTACAGGTAGGCATTGCCGGCGCCATCCAGCTTCTCTGCCTCGGTCATGCCGCTGGGCTTTGGCAGGTTGCGCGGACTGCGCTTGATAGCGCCCTCGCCCTCCAGGGCGTCATCCATCATCCGCCACTCTTCGATGTGAGCGTCGTAGTCTGGGTTGGTGGATTGAACAGGCATTACGCCAAACCTCCGATGCGGCGGGTGCCGGCGGACTGAGTCTTGATCGGGAACCGCTTGGCGATGAAGTAGCCGGCGGCGTCGTTCATGTGGTCGTGCCCTTTCTTGGGGTCCTTGTCCGGCTCACCCTTGTCGGTGTACGTCTGCCGCTCCAGGCACTGCGTAAGCTGCGGACACTGGTCAATGTTGACCTTCAGGCGCCGCTCCCCGTAGGTGTTGAGGAACATGGAGTTGACCGCGTTGATGCGATCCTTCACGCCGGGGTTCTGCGAGTCGACCACCACGGTGAAGCCGGCCTTCTTGAGCAGGGACAGGTCCGATTCGCTAGCGTTCTTGCTACTGGTGTTCTGGCCGCTGGCGTCTGGGTACACGGAGACGCTGTGGCCAGAAAATCGAACCTTGATCTTCTCGATCATCTCGGGCGTATCCCGCACCGAGTGGAACTCATCCAGCGCCAGCGGCAGGCCGTCCCGGACCACGTACACGACCGCGGCCATCTTCATGACGTTGAAGTCCATGCCGATGTGCACGGCCTCGCCCGGCTTGATGCGCTCGCTGGTGCGGCACTCGGCGCGGTCGAAGGTGTAGTACACCACCCCGGCGTAGTTCTCGAATCCGGCCTCGTATTCCTGGCGGAACGTGCGGGGGTCCATCTTGCGGCGGGCAGCGTCCAGCTCATCGGCCGGGACGTTGCCGCCCTGCAGCGAGGTGTACTGCCAGCTCTTGTGATCCGGCTCGCCGCCCGGCTGTCCGTCGCGGTAGGTGTCGTAGCAGTGGTTGAAGCCCTTCGGGGTCCCGATCCGCAGCGCATGCCCGCCCTTTCTCGACTCCCCGGTCTGGGGGATCGTGTACTGGCAGGTCGAGAGCATAGGCCTGAGCACTTCTTCCCAGGCTGCCCACGGGCAGTCCGCCCATTCGTCCACCAAGACGAAGAACAGGCCGGAGCCCCGCAAGTTGTCGTAATTGTCCAGGCCGACCACACGCATGATGTGGCCGGACTTGAGGGTAATCGAGCACTCGGTCTCGTTCGGTCGAGCTGCGCGCCAGGCCTCTGGGATGGCCTGCTTCAGCCGGCGCCAGAAGACCCGCTTGGCCTGCTTGAACGTTGGCGCGCCATACCAGATCTCGTCCTCGACGCTCACTCC